GCCGCCTCTGCCGCAGATTCCATCATTGATGGGTGGATTGAGGCCGGAAATGCCGCTTTGGACTATGCCAACATCCTTGATGATGTGGCGAAGTCCTATGCCAAGATGCTCATCCAATCCACCATCCTCGATGAAGTATTCACGCAGGATGAAATCAACAAAATCAAGGCGTTGTTTGTCGGTGGCGACTATCAAGGCGCAATGGCGGCAATCGCCGAGGATATGGAGGCAATTGCTGGTCTCGAACCCGTATTCCAAAACATCCTTGAAGCCTTCGACCCGTACTTCAACCACACGGGCAGCGATAGTAATAACCTCGCCAACGGAATCAAAGGTATCACAGAGGATACCGCAAGCCTCCTCGCATCGTACATAAACGCCATCCGCGCAGATGTAGCTATGATGCGTATGCTCGCAACGCAGGGCTGGAGCAGCGTCACAGACATTGCTGGATTCGTTGAGGTTATACCCACCCTCAATGACCATCTGGCGAAGATTTCCGCCAATAGCGCAAACATTGAACGCAACACCCAGCAGATTCTTACTGAACTGCAAGGGGTAATCGTGAACGAAGGGTCTGGACGCGGCTTCCGTTCCTACCCTTCGTAAAGTGAAACAAAGAGAAACAAATGTTTCTCTAACGACTACAAAATAAGATAACTTTGACCCAAGAGTATGGCTATCTACGTTCCACTTCTATCCAACTACGCGCCCTTCTACATCCAGAGGGCCACGGACGCATCGGCGGTCAACATCCAGACCACCTATGGTGTTACGATTATGGTTCACGAGTACCCGTCCAAGCGGAAGGTGAAAGAGCCGTACAAGAACAATTGGAAAGACCAGCACGGGGATGACGAGTACACCGACTATCTATTCTACGAGGCGTTTAACCTCACCCTTCGGTGTGTCATCCTCACCAAAGAATCCGATTCCGCGACTTCACGCGCCGAACTCAAGAAGCAGATTCGCAACTTCCAGAACTTCATCGCGCAGGGCGAGTTCAAGATTTGGGATGATTGGACGAAGTTCGGCTACCAGAATGTTCGCGTTGCGGAGTTCCGCGAGATTGCGGACGGAAACTTTGCGAATTGGGAGGGGCGTTGCCGCCTCATCTTCGATGTGGTTTTGAAGGTCAACGACCCGATAACGAATATGAAATACACCAACGGCTCAATAGTGGTAGATAATGGCACGGTATAGCATATACTCCAAGAACGGCTCGACCGTCCGATACTCCGGCGCACCCGTCTACCACGGTACGCACCTCAAGCCAGCGTACCTTGAGTTCCGCGAGATTGCGTCCCCGACCGTCATCAATTGGCAGATTGGGGACTACGTTGATTACGACCGCACGGGCTTTCGGTACAAGCTCTACAATCTTCCATACCCCACGAAGCAAGCAACCCCGAACTCCGTTGGTGATGCTTTCGTCTATAAGGATGTGCAGTTCTTCTGCGCTACGAAAGACCTTGAGATTTGCCCGTTCCGCGACCTCGTAATCTCCGACAATACCATCCATTTCACAACCCTGCCGGATGTCGCCACCTATGAGGATGTGTTCGGTATTGCCCGGAGGATTCAAGCGAATCTGGATGCGTTCTATGGCGAAGGGGTGTGGAATATCCGCGTGTTCGACACTTCCGATGCCGACCTCCGGGCCACGATGCTTGAGACAAAGGATTTCTCCCTCTCGGATGGAAACTGCCTTGATGCCCTCTCGCAGATTTATTCGCAATGGAAAGGAATCGGCTGGGTATACTCCGTGGAGAATGGTGTCAACACTATCACCATCGGTCGCCCGAATGTGCAGGATAGGGACAACACCACCTCTATTTTCGCATACGGAATCGGAAACGGCCTTACTCTTATCAAGAAGGAGCGGAGCGGAAAGAACGAACTCGCTACGCGGCTCTACGCATACGGTAGCACCCGGAATCTCATCGCAAGGTACTACAACAACCTCACTCCGCCCATCAAGGACAACCAGAGCGTCTACATCCCGAACCTTATGATTCCCGTATCGGAATGGGGCGAGACGGATGACAAGAAGGATGCTCGCAAGGCGTATCTGGAGGCCGATGAAGAAATAGTTGCAAAATATGGCCTCCGCCCCAAGACTATCTACTTCGACGGTACGGGCGACTACGAGGAAATCTACCCGTCCATTGAGGGCCTTACCGCAGGTCAACTTCGTGCGGCTATGCAGTCTACGGATGACTATTATCCTTCCGCCACCTTCGCTGCGGATTCCCAGAGGCTTGACGAAATTGTTGCGGCGGAGAACCCTTCGGACGATGGCGTTCTTTCCACGGATGATGGCGGCAAATATGTTCAAACCGTCAATTTGCTTGGTGTTTCGCAGTCGAATACATACCATTTCAACAAGGGGCAGGAATCCGCCAAGATTCCGCTCGAAGAGATTGTGGTGGCGAATACCATTACCGCGAAAGGAAAGGTGGTCGTAACGCCATCTTTCACCGCAGTAATCAACTCTGGTGTTACGATGGGCGCATTGAGCGTCCGCCTCTGGATAGAAATCAACGGTGTCAAGTACGGAAATCCTGCTTGCAAGTATGTGAGGGGCGTTGGTAACAACTATACCATTACGCTTGAGCCGTTCGAGATAAACACCGAAGATGTTGGCAGCGTCTTGATGAAGGGGTACATCTTTGCCGCACCCGCGAGCAAGGATAGCAGCTTCGACTTCGAGTATGGCATTTCGATGGGTACTACGAAGCTCGAAGTGGAACTCCAGCCGACCGACACCTTCAAGGTGCAGATTCGCCAGATTGGTTTCGATATTTCCAAGCAGCAGAGCGCAATTTCCGATGGTCTATGCACAATTGCCTTTAAATCCGGCTGGTGCGCCGGGCGCGAGTTCACGGTCAAGAGGTGTGAATACATTGCCGCCAACGACCGCTGGCAACTTACCGTTGTGCGCCAGAACGATGAGAGCATAGGTCAGTATTTCCCCAACTCCATCTACCGAATTGAGGAGGGAGACCGATTTGTGCTTACCGACCTTACGATGCCGGAGGTCTATATCACTTCCGCATCCCAGAGGCTTCTCGCAAGGGCGCAGGAAGTCCTTGACGCGCTATCAACGCCAAAGATTGTCTATGAGCCGGAAATTGATGCGAAGGTTTTGGCGCAATCGCCCGAAAAGATTATGGAGGGTATGTATATGCCCGTCCAAGATGATGATGTCATTGAGGATGTCGTGAATATCCGTGGCGTAGACTTCCACCGCGCTTGGATTCTCATTGACACGGTTGAGATAAACGAGGGTGAAGAAGCTATCCCAACCTACAAAGTCACGCTGCAAGATGAGAAGCGCGAGAGCTTCTTGTCAAGTATTTCGCGCCAGACGGGGCATAATACCCGCAACATAACCGACATTGAACTCCGCGACCTTCGTAATGAGGTTGAGGAACTGACACCATCGACTACGGAGCCGGAGGAAATATCGGTCTCTGTTGTTGCCTCTCACCCCATCATCGGTTACGAGAACTCCTTTGATGATGAACCCGTAAACGAGGTGGTTCTCACCTGCCAGACAACGGGAATTGACAATCCTTCCTACCAATGGTACTATCTGGGTGCTATCACTTGGGTTGCCATCGCGGGGGCAACGGGGCAGTCGTACAAAGTTGACCCCGATTCCCCGCAATACTTCCGAAACGGCGAGATTGTAGAGGATTTCCGATGCGTAGTGAACGATAATCCAGACCTCTCCGCAAGCGTCCAGATTATGAAGGTTCTCGCAAATGCGATTTCCGTTTCCTTGAGCAACCCGGCCCATATATTCGCTGCTGGCGTTCAGTACGCAGAGGAAGCCACCGATAGGACGGATGTTCTCGGATACAAAGGCGTGGAGCGGTTTGCCACGAAAGTCAAGATGACCGCAATCCGATTCTTGGATTCCGCGAGAACGCCATTGACTGCGGCATACACGGGTGGTCGCCTCAAGACTTCCAATGGTGAGGATTTGACCGATTCGCAGGGAAGGTATTTGACCGTTGCGTCCGGCAATGGGGCGAACCTCGTTGACACCTACACGGGCGACACTATGCTCATTGTGAAGGTGGTTGACAACAATACCACATCCACCTATCTCACGATTGAGGCCACCGACAAGATGAACATCCCCGCTGGCGTGATTGAGATTCCAATCATCATACGGGATGCGGATGCCGCCGCCGGAATCACGGAGAAGGTCGTAAATCTGTACTATTCGTGGTCTCTCGCCCTGCAAGGCAACACCTCCTTCACCTCGGTCGTTTTCACGCGAACCAATGGAACGCCGGAGGCCATCGCCGATGATGACGGTGACTTCGATAATCCCGTTCCTCAAGATACATATACCGATTCCGCCGGAAATTCCTACACTTGGGGCGATGGCGTACCGTCTGGCGATGCTACTCTCTGGATGGCGATGCGCGTGTTCTCCGCAAATGGCTACTATCCGCAGGACGAGCATTGGAGTACACCCTCCCCGGCTTTCGACACCGCAGACCTTGATTTTGAGTATTCCGCCCTCGCAACTGACCCCGGCACTCCGTCAAATCCCGCCACGGGCGCGAATTGGCACAACACCGCCACTTCCAGCGACATTTGGATGGCAATGCGTAAAAAGACCGCCGGAGTATGGGGCGCGTGGGAAGTGTTCAAGGTCAAGGGTGAGAAAGGAGATAGCCCGTTGTTCGCAGACATCAACAACGAAATGGACGGATTGTCCGTTGGGCCGGATGGCATCTTGCAGGTATCTGGTGGTGTCACGCTCGCAACGAAGGTGTCTATGTGGTACGGCGAAAACGCGCAGACGATTACGGGCATCGTCCCGACCGTTAACCACCTTTCGAGCAATATCCACGTTTCCTTCCCAAACGGATATGCCGCAGGTGATGTGCAGATTCTCGTAGACAACGGAACGGACTTCAATACTTACGACAAGATTGAGATTTCCTTGCTCGTAACCTGCTCGCTCGGTTCCCGGACGGTGGTATTCACCCTGCTTGCCATCAAAGATGGTGAGGACGGTGTGGTGTATGTGCTTCAACCGAGCGCGGACACCATTAAGGGTTCGAGAGCCGCCGATAACTCCATCACATATTCCCCTACGAGCATTTCTTGTTCGAGGATGGCCCGCAAGGGTAGCGGTAGCCTCGCTTCGTCCTCCGTTGGCGTGTTGAAGATGAGTGTGGATGGCGGAAGCACAAAGAAGGCGTATTCCGCAATTTCGAGCAGCGACACCGATTGGGCCTCCCTTATCGCCGCAGGGAAGATTATCTACTATTGGTTCACCGATAACGCGGAAACCTCTCTTATTGACCGAGAGACCATCCCGGT